TCCTAACGTAAATTTTTCCTAAAATAAAGAAAAGGCGGATTTCTCCGCCTTTTCCCTCACTAATTCATTTCACTCAATACTTTCTGAATAGCTTCTTTTACTTTCATATCTTTGGTTTCATTCATCATGTCTTGTAATTCTTTCATCATTTCTTGTTTATCCCCATGACGTGAGTAACCACCCGCATAGCTATTCCCTCCAGTCATTGAGTACATTGGCATATCATATCTTGGGTCGTACATATATGAATTTCCATTCATATAGCCGCCACCCATATCATACATATTACGAGCATATGAATTTCCACCTCTGGCATAAGAATTGCCTTGGCCGCCACGTGCGTATGAATTCATTGCTTGACGTGGGTCATAATCAGCATCTATGTAATATTTCCTCTGACTATAACCTCCATCCATGCTCATGTCCATTTTCTTCATCTGTTCTTTCTCTTCTTTTTCCTCTGTATATTTCTCAATCTTAGCTAAGTTCTTTTCAGTTTCAACTAAATCCTTTAAAATATCAAGAGTCTCATGTGAAAGAGAGCCTTTCTTTGCTATTTCATCAATTTCTCCGCACAGCATCACACGGAGAGTATCAATAGTTTTCTTTTCCATATATATACCTCCTATGCGATTCTATTGATTACTAAATTAGAGTTAGTAACATTAATTGCTGGTGCAGGCGTACCTGTTGCATCGTCTACGATTCCGCTGACTGCGCGGACGCTAACAGAGAAGCAACAACCTCTCGGTACGGTAATAATTGCAGTTGATGTAACGTTGTTATATTCTTCTACTGCGACCGGTGTGATAATTGCACGAGAAGTAGTTCTAGCTTCTCCATTAACTGCAATTGAAACCGCAATAGGTCCAACTGTTCCACCTTCTGGTACTGCGATATTACCGTTAAAAGTAACCTGATACCTTGCGAAACAATTAGGAGTAGCGCCTTTCAGAATAAAAATTCCAGTTTCGTCTTCATGGACTATATACCCATTCTGACATGGAATAGAAGCGCTGAATACAACTGGCTGATTAAGGTCAACCAGCTGAGTCGCATTTGCTAAATATTCTGCCATAGTAACTACCTCCTAATTAAAATGCACATCCACAACCACAACCACAGTTATTTACGCTGTTGCATCCGCATCCATTAGGGTTTTGAACGATGTAAGCTGGACGTGGAACTGGTGCAAGATACTGCTCCAGAGTTGATGTCTGTAAGTCATTGTTTGCAAGAATAGCAGCCGTCTGCGCGCCTTGTGAAGCAGCAAGATTAGCCATTGTAAGCTGACGTTCAAGGTCTGCGATTCTTTCGTTCTTCGCATCAATTTTGTCGTTGCACATCTGGTCAAGGATTCTCTGGATTCCATTAGATTGGTTTGTAAGAATGTCACGAACGCTTTCGTTTAAAGCAGTTCTATCTGCACAGTTTTCAGTAGCAATTGTGTACTTAAGGTCAGCTGAAGCTAATCTGTTCTCGCAGCAACAATCGGAGAATTGAGATTGAAGTGCAAAGTTTTGTTGCATATTAGCCATTTGACGAGCATTGTTAGCAATTTCAGCCTGTGCAAAACCATTAGAGATTGCTCCATTAACACCGGCAAAACCGTTACATAAGTTTGTAGCTGTGTCTACGAAACCATTAGTAACTGCGCTTTGGATTCCATTGAGTCCACTCATAATTGCGCTTTGGTCAAAACCTCTTTGTACATCAGAAACTACGTAGGTTGCGCCGCCACCGTTTCCGTTGTTGCCCCAACCGTTATTTCCCCAGTTACCATTAAAAGCAAAAAGAAAAAGAACTAAGAGCCACCAAGCGCCGTCTCCGCCCCAGCCATTGCCGAAGCCGCCATTACCTGTTACTGCTGCCACATCAGCAGCACTTAAACCTTCACTTGTTAGAGACATATGTCTACCTCCTTTAAAATAAAATTATAAATAGATAGACACAAGACATTTATATTATTTAATCAACTGACGTAGTTGATTAGCCATCTGAGCAAATTGATTGAACTGATCTTGACTCATACGACCAGAATTGATAAGCTCTTTTACTTGTTGTTCCGGATTTCCGGTAAAGTTAGAGCGAAATTGATTGAATTGATTAATGAAATTGCCCATTTGACTTAATGGGTTATTTTGCTGAGGTTGAAATTCGTTAAATAATGAACTCATTCTTCTTTTCCTCCTTTTGTTCTGGCTTTTGCTTTAATTCGTCCAGAATTTGTTTAAGTTCTTCGTGAGTGACATACTCACTCTGCGGCCGAGCGTTAGAATTATTCGGTTCAATTCCAACTTCTTTATATTCAAAAGTACGTAATGGTAAAGGCATACCTGAAGCATCAGATGATTTGATATAGAATACATTCGTTTCACTATCCATTAGTAGGGCTTTCTGTCCTGCTGGCACTGGGACAGAACGCGCGCCTGCTTCGCCTTGAACCCAGTTTATTGCGCCCAGTTGCCCTTGCGTGACAATTGGCGTCGTTGTTGTCTGCGCTGGAGCCGCACCGGCGCCGTATCCGTACATTGTATTCGCATAAGTCTGCGGAAAATAGTTATTATATCCTGCCATTTTTTAACCTCTCTTAAAATAGTATATAGGTATTTCGTTACCAGAATCCCATGAATCGTAATAATTTCCGTCTTTGACACAGACAACGTGTTCTCCTGTGCCTACAATATACGTACCGAATGGAAAATCATAGCAAAAGTCTCTAATTGTGTAGCAATCTGGACACGTATCTGGTATCTGTACCTTTCTAAAACCTTTCGACTTCAAAAATTGTCCCCAAACTCTATTAGCTGATGGCATATCATACATCATAAAACCTTGAGTTAATAAAGAAAGATAAGTTTCTTCCCAAGTTATATTTAATGCTTTTGAAATAGCTCTAATTGTACAATCACCAACAGAGAGTTTTAAAGGATTCGGATTATAGTAAATATAAGACATTATTATCCTCCTTTTATTAAAGGCTTGAGCCTAGGTGTTTGCCTAGGCTCAAAATAATGTCTTGCGCCCATCGGCTTAAATAGTTCAGCTTTTTTAAAAATAAGTTGAACTTTTTTCTTTCGTAAGTTAAGTAGGATTTTAATTATGGTGATTCAACTTTTTTAAGTCAAGAGGTTAAAAAATTTTTGCAATAAAAAAAGGCTACATAATGTAGCCTTATTTCTTTATTTATTTAATATAATTTGTTCCATTGGAGCTTCTCGCGCAAATCCATCTTTTGTCTTTAATTTTTACCCAATAAGAGCCTTTGACTTTTTTAATGGATAACACTTTAATCTTTGTGCCTTTTTTACACGTTCCCTTTTTCTTATGATCGGTTCCGGCGCCGGCGCGAACATTCATACTTGCTTTAAGTTTATAAGTTTTACCTTTAATAAAAGGTTCAGGCTCTGACTTAAATGTCATACGCTTATCCACAACTTTGGTAAAATCTTTATCAAGATAAAATGCCTTATTAATTTTAATATTCGTTACTCCTTTAATGTGAAGTACCCACGCGCCATGATTGTTTTTAATCCAACCAGTACCGAACGATACTTTACTTTTATCTTTTGCCCATCCACATGAAACATGTAAATGATTGCCGCTTGCGTTTCCTGCTTTACCTTCTCGGAACATTTTAGTGCCTTTCGCGTATTTTTTACCTTTAGTAAAACCACTTACAGACATATGTTCTACCATAAAGTAAAGATACCCATAACCTACTGGCATATGAACCTTCTTGGCACTTCTAAACCATAAGCAATGACTCGCTTGACCATATACACGTAAACATACTACATCGCAAGGCGCATAAAACCAGTCTTTACCAGTGTCCGCGCCTGCGAGGTCTGTAGGATAATCTTTGTAATTGGTGCTTTTATATCCTGAACCACTACTTTTCTTATGAGCCGTAGATGTGTTCCAAATAGCAGAGAAACGTAACGTTTTCATTGGAAAAGTTGCGTTCATTTTACTCTTGCTCCTCTACCTTTTCATCATCTTCTGGGTCTTCGTCATCTTCTGCTAAAATTTCTTCTAACTCTTCTAAGCTAACTTCATTATCATCATCATCGTAATCAGCGATATTTCCGTCATCATTAGAAGGTACTTCGTAATCTAATGCTCTTGGTGAATCTCCAATACCGGAAGTTGTTGGGTCAATTACGATACCTAATCCTACAAGAACATTCAGAACAATACCAACCCAATTAATAACTTCTGTTTGTGATACAGTTGGTACTTTACCAGCAATACCTAATACTTGGTAAACTAATGCAACAATTGCGCCAATAAGTGTAATAAGTGTAGCTTTATTTCTAATTCTTAATTTCCAATTAATCATATCTTAATCCTCCTATAATACGTTACTGAAGCCTACATACCAATTTGCCTTTTTCTTACGAGCTTTCACGCCGCCGCCAACGTTACCATCAATTGTATAGACGTAACCATTCTTATATTTGACAAAAATGGAAGTATGACCTGTACTTTTTTTCTTTGTGCTTCCTACTTTTTTGAATGCTAAGTTACCTTTCTTTGCCTTCTTCGGGTCTTTAACAATTTTACCTTGCTTCTTTAGTTTCTTATATAGATATTTGGTATTACTAGCGTTTTTACCAAGCGCCTTAACTGGAAGGAGCTTGAGTAAACCACATTTGTCATAGATGTAAAGTGCAAAAATTGTACACCAACCCATTTTATAGTAGCCATTCTTTTTAATACCATATTTTCCAGCAAAATGTTTGGTAAATTTATTGTTGTGAGCCTTATATTTTTTACCTTTGTAAGATTTTGCT